AAACCATTGGTAGATGAAGCGTTCATTAAGTTATCTGTTAAAGAGGAAACACCCTAAACAGCCCGATAATATAAAGGCAGATGCAACAGACACAACTGTTAATCTTACATGGGAATAGTCTTTATGTAGGGCGAGTTCATGAATGGGGTATCAGTTTATGCTGGTATCCCTTTTCTTTAAATAGGTGACCACAAAAGTGTGGTGAGTGAACAAAGGAGGACAACAATGTTAATTGATATACAAGAAGCAAGAGAAACATTAAGAGTAGATGGCGAGGATAACGATCCAATCATTATACCTTTATTAGAATCTATTCCATCATACCTGGAAACAACAACAGGCAGAACATGGGAAGATGAGCCAGTGCATCCATTGGCTAAGACAGTAACTAAGTTTATATTACAACTTTGGTTTGATCCACAAGGACAAGACACCGTAAGACTTAAGAGAACTATTGATACATTACTTGTTGCACTCACTGCACTAGGGAGAAGCAAAGGCAATGGCGCATGACTATGCTAAGGACTTCTACACAAGCGAGAAATGGATAAAATGCAGAATTGGATATATGTTGTCGCAGAACTATGTATGTGAGAGATGTGGAGATGCTGCAAAGATATGCCATCACAAGGTATACATTACACCGCAAAATATTAACAATCCAAACATTACATTGAATTGGGATTTATTGGAAGCATTATGCCAGGATTGCCATAACGAGGAACACCATAAAGCACCAATCACACAAGATGGATTGAGTTTTGATGAAAAAGGAAACCTTGTTCAAGAATACGCACCCCCTTCTTGGTGACGAGGGAAGCCAATGGGGAACCGAGTCGGGGGCAACAAATTTCCTCCACATGACATTTCATATTAAGGGAAGGTCAAAGATAGTCAAACTTTATAATAGAAAGGACAATTTATCATGACAAAGAAGAAGAAGCCTATTGTTTCAACGAACATGAAGAAAATTAAGAAGTTATTAGATATTATCCCGGAAGATAGACGAGCATTAGCACAAGGCTTGTATGAAGAACTGGAATTTATGCAAAATACATTGACAAATTTAAAAGAACAAGTGAATCGTGATGGTGCGGTGGATTTATTTAAAAATGGAAACCAGGAGTTCTGGAGGGAACATCCTGCCCTTACTGCATATAACAAAACTTTGCAACGTTACGGACAGATTTATAAACAATTTATCGACTTGTTACCAAAAGTAGATGAAAAAAAGCAAGATGATGAATTATTGAACTTCATATCGCAATGACATTGAAAGATAAGCAGTATACTAATGTATTTACATTCAAAAGAATTAAAACGCTTGTACGGGCTTATTTAAGCCTTTAAGGGGCATATGCAAATATTTGTATACCTGAAAGCGTGAAATGAAACAGAATACTGTGTTAATTCGGCACAGTAATAAAAAAAGTAGCAATACGCACGCACGCGTGAGATGAAACATGAAATAATCGCCCAAGTGTATTTTCACTTCGGTAGCAATACGCACGCACGTGTGAGGTGAAACAATCTCAGCTTGGATCAATTGAGCCAAGCCGAAGTAGCAATACGCACGCACACGCGAGATGAAACGGTTGGTTTTGGACCAATTGAGCCACGACCATTGTAGCAATACGCAGAAAGGAGGAAAAGCATGAATTATATTATTGAATACTTTAATCAAATGAAAAATAATGATGTGGTCGTTTCCGGTAGAGTATATAAGCAATATGAAAAATTAGTAAATGAAATGAACGAACCAGGTCAATATATATTTGATGCAGATAAAGCGAATAAACCAATTAAATTTATAGAAACGTTTTGCCGTCATTCTAAGGGTGAATGGGCAGGAAAGCCAGTTAAATTGGAATTGTTTCAAAAGGCCTATATAAGTGCTTTGTTCGGCTTTGTGGACAAAGATACAGGTTTAAGACGATATAAGGAATCAATGTTCTATGTAGCTAGAAAGAATGGAAAAAGTGTTATGTTAGCTGCATTATCCCTTTACATGTTTATCGCAGATGGTGAAGGCGGGGCAGAAATATACAGTATTGCATCTAAACGTGACCAAGCAACGATTCTATTCGATGAAGCCCACAACATGATAAAACAATCATCTCATCTGTCTAAGCATGTACGAAAAAGAAAAAGTGATTTGTACTTTGAACATACTATGTCGAAATTTATGCCACTTGCTAAAAACAGTAATACATTAGACGGTTTAAATAGCAGTCTTGTGGTTATTGATGAATTACATTCCATTCAAGACCGTAATTTATATGAGGTTATGAAACAATCACAATCAGCAAGACAAGATCCATTACTCATTATGATAACAACAGCCGGAACAACGAGGGGAAATATCTTTGATGATATGTACGAATACGCTTGTAATGTCGTTGATGGAACATTCCAGGATGATACATTCTTACCTATCATGTATGAATTGGATGAAAAGAAAGAGTGGTTAGACCAAAAAGCATGGCAAAAGGCGAATCCTGCACTAGGTAGCATTAAAAAGCTAGATGATTTGAAGCAGAAAGTTGAAAGGGCAAAGAACAATCCTAATGACCTGGGAGGGCTTCTTACAAAGGATTTTAACATAAGAGATACTGTTCATGCTTCATGGCTCACCTTTGATGATATAAACAATGAAGAAACATTCAAACTTGATGATTTTAAGGGAAGTTATGCCATTGGTGGTGCAGACCTTTCCATCACCACTGATTTAAGTTGTGCAACACTTCTTTTTGTAGATGGTGAAACAGAAAAACGTTATGTACATCAGATGTATTGGCTTCCACGTGATAACTTCAATGAACGTGTGGAAATAGATAAGATACCTTATGATAAATGGTATGAACAGGGCTTGTTACGCTTGTGTAATGGTAATACCATCAATTATGGTGATATAACAGCATGGTTCTTGGAAATGTTAGAAGAATATAGCATAACGCCTTTATGGATCTATTATGACAATTATTCAGCACGTTACTGGGTTGAGGAAATGGAACAGCATGGCTTTAAGATGGAAAGGTGTATACAAGGGGCTAGAACACTTTCTCTACCTATGCAGAATATGGGTGCAGATTTGAAAGCTAAAAAGATTAATTATAATAATCATCCCATCCTAAAATGGTGTTTAACTAATACAGGTGTGGAAACAGACAGGAACGGCAATATCGTACCAATTAAGGCACAAACAGCTAAAATGCGAATAGATGGTACAGCTTCCATGTTAGATGCTTATGTAGGCTTGTTTGAACACTATGAAGAGTTTTTAAGGGCTTTATGAAGAACTAATGAAGAGCTTGTATGAGAAGGGAAAGGAGAAAATTGATGAAGGTAGATTATCCAGTCATAAATCTAGGAAAAAAGTTGGCTTGGATCAATTGAGCCAAGCCAAACCAACCCACAACACCAATGAAGAAATAGCAGATATATAATATCAGATAGATGTAAAGGAGGAAAAAAACAATGAAAAGGAATTATAGAACATCATATCATTTTAAGAATCGTATTGAAATCGTGGAAATAAAACCAGATTATAATTCTCCATATCCAGATGCTACAAAAGAAGTGTTATTCTCTAAAGCATGGGCAGATATTAGAACCATGAAAGGTAGAGAATACAACATAGCCAAGCTTGCAGGTAATGAAGGGAAATCACGTTTTATCATACGTTACATGAAAGGTGTTAAGGCACATATGAAGATAAAATATAAAGGGTTAATTTATGATATAGAAAGCATCACTAATGATGATGAACAGAATCGCACTATCACGATTATTGGTTATGCAGACTTGGACAAATGATAGACCGCCTTTATAACAGGGCGGCTTTTTTATGTAAAAAAAAGAAGCCACATGCAGTGACTTCCAAGAAAGAAATTGTAAAAGAAATGAAATAAAACCAAAGGAAAAGCCAACTAACAAATTGGTTGTTTTAACCTTAGAAGGAATGGTTATCACATCCCTTTCCTAATGTTGTAGCTACGCTTATATTGTATCATGTTTTATGTTAAAATGGAAGCCGTAAAAGCCAATATGTCATATGTATAGACAACATAAATAATGTTCATGTTTTGTTCATGTTAGGGATTAATTTGCAGCATATTTATTGGTGGGTAAAAATATAAAACGTTGATTTAAAGGGGTTTATGTCCTATAATTGTTCATGTTTTATAGGTGAAAGCATGCCGGGCATGATGTAGTTAGTCTCTAAACCCTTGATACAATAAGGTTTTATGTAGACTGTTAGCAAAATGCTAACATTTTGCTAACATAGTAAAGATTAATGTAGGCTTCTCATGAGTTGTCC